CGTAAATTTGCCTTTGAGCGTGGATATACTTTATCTGAAATAGGGTTTCCAAAGTATATTGAACCTATAACAGAAGAAGAGGTTAAAACCTTTATAGATTCATTAAATATAACCTCTAAAAACGATCCAGATCTATTAGTAAGAGACTATCAATATAATGCGGTTTATTCCGCTTTAAAGCGACGAAGAGCCCTATTGTTGAGTCCAACTGCCAGTGGGAAGAGTCTAATCATGTATTCTATACTTCGTTGGTATTCAACGTTAAAAAACAATAAGAAATGCTTGATTATAGTTCCAACAACTAATCTAGTGGAACAGTTATATAAAGACTTTGATGATTATTCAACTAAAAATGGTTGGAAAGTAGATACTCATATTCAAAAACTTTATGCAGGGTTTTCAAAGGAACTTACAAAGAACATATTAATCACTACTTGGCAGAGCATTTACAAATTACCAAAATCGTTTTTCGAGAAATTTGATGTAGTTTTTGGAGATGAAGTTCATAAGTTTAAAGCAAGAAGTCTTATTACAATAATGGAAAAATGTAATAATATAAAATATCGTATAGGCACAACTGGAACAATTGATAATAGTAAAATAAACAAATTAGTACTCGAAGGACTTTTTGGTATTGTAGAAAAAGTCACAACTACATCTGACTTAATAGATCAAAAGAAATTAGCAGATTTAAAGATTATTTGTTTACTCCTTTCATATGATGATATATCACGCGAAGGAAGAAAAAATAACGTTTATTCAGACGAAATAGATTGGTTAGTTTCTTGTGATAAAAGGAATAATTATATCACTAATCTTGCTCTTAACTGTAAAGGAAACACTTTAGTGCTTTACCAATACGTTAAAAAGCACGGAATCCCTTTATACGAGAAACTAAATAGATTGGAGAAGAAATATAATAAAAAAATATATTTAATCTCTGGCGATACAATTGTTTCTGATAGAGAACAAGTAAGAGATATTGCAGCAGATACAAACAACTGTATTATAGTTGCAAGTTATGGGACTTTCAGTACAGGTGTAAATATACCGAGTATTGAGAACATTATATTAGCGAGTCCGATTAAGAGTAAGATACTTAATTTACAAAGTATTGGGCGAGGATTGCGATTAAATAAGAACAAAACTACTTGTAATTTGTTTGATATTGCTGATGACTTATCTTATAAGAAATGGAAAAATCATACTTATAGACATTTGTTGTCAAGAATGCAAACTTATGATGAGGAAAAATTTAACTATTCATTAGTAGAGGTAAAATTAGATGCATCAAAAATCAACACCACCGAGAGTAATCAAATCGAGTGAAGATTTTGTTATTGTAAGATTATCAACTGGAGAATCAATTTTAGCCATTCGTTTAAAAGAAGACGAAAAAGAAATCACAATTGAATATCCATTTGCACTTAAGAATTACCCAAGAATCACTAAACAAGGTGGAATTATAGAACAAGTGACAGCAGGACCATATTGCAGTTTCGCTGAAAATAGAACTTTCACATTCCCGAAGAAAGACGTTTTTTTCATAAAGAAATTACATTCTTTCGCAATACCATTCTTTATGTCTTTATACAATCAACACGAAAGACTCGTATCAATGGGATCGTATGATGACTTAATGAATAGATTTATGGATAAACAAGAAATGGCTGATTTGAGACAAGACGAACAATTTCCAGAGTCAGAATCAGAAGAAGAATATACAAGTAGATTCGATAGTGAAACCGAAGAGATGACCGCAGAAGAATTAGATGATATAAGAGAAATATATAATCAAATTAAGAGTAAAGATAAGAAAGTATTGCATTAATTATTAGAATAAAGTATATCAAACCCCGACAGGTGTTATTATAATATGGAAAAAATTGAAAGTAAAGCTATAAATAACAATATGCTTAAATTTTTAAAAAAATTCCAATTATTAATCAAACAAGTTCCAGAGTGGGGAATACTTCTTAATGCTTGGGTCAACTTATCTATTATACCATTACTCGTATTTACGAATGCTTGGAAATCACTCGGAACACTTGCACTTGCATTTAAAGTATGTGCTCCTTTATTCTTAGCACTTGGTGTTATTAATGGACTTATTTTATTTTTATATTACTTAGAAGATGAAATTGATTAAACTTTAAGTAGTAGAGCACTTTACTTACAATATATTTTAGAGTATAATATGTGTTCATTTACTCTTTAATAGTTAAACCCTTTATTATGAATAAAAAAATCAAAGAACCAAAAATACATTACGTCAATAATGCTGAATTTCTTAAAGCATTAATTCAATGGAAAAAAGATTGTGTTGACGCAGAAGATAGTGGCGAACCACACCCACCACGCATTCCTAATTACATAGGTGAATGTATTTTAAAAATAGCAACAAGACTTTCCACACGTCCTAATTTTAATAATTATACATATCGCGATGATATGATATTAGATGGTATTGAAAATTGTATTCAATATCTTCATAACTTTGATCCAACCAAATCTAAAAATCCTTTTGCTTATTTTACTCAAATCATATACTACGCATTCTTAAGACGTATTATGAAAGAAAGAAAACAAGCTTATATTAAAACTAAAATTCTTACTTCTCTTCCACCATCTTTTTTTCAAGAACTTGGTATGAGTGATGATGAAATATCAGAGTCAGAAAGAAACTTTGATAAATTTATTGGTAAGATGAGCCAAGCAATAGAAAGTCAAAATAACTTTGATGAATGGTTAGTTAAAAAATCTGTTGCTAGAAAAATAAAAAATAATATTGAAACGATTGATTTAGATAATGACAAAGATAGCGATTATAACTGATACACACTTTGGTGTTCGTAATGACATTAGTCACTTTTTAGAATCTCAAAATAAGTTTTTTGATACAACGTTTTTTCCTAAAATAGACGAACTAAAAATAGATACACTATTACACTTAGGTGATGTATTTGATAGACGTAAATATATCAATTACTATACATTAAAACAGAGTAAAGCATTTTTCTTTGATAAGTTAAAAGAAAGAAACATTACTATGTATATTGTCATTGGTAATCATGACACATACTTCCGAAACACAAATGAGATTAATAGCATATCTCTTCTTCTAAACGAATATCCAAATATAAAAATTTTATACGAACCACAAACAATCCAAATAAAAGAAACATTATTCTGTAATATTCCATGGATATGTGAAGACAATAAAAATAAATGTTGGGAAGAAATTAAAAATACTAAGGCAGAAGTTTGTATTGGTCATTTTGATATTCAAGGATTTGAAATGCATACTGGTGCACCATCTAAAGATGGAATACCAAAAGATAAATTTATGAAATTTGATTTACTTATGTCAGGTCATTTTCATCATCGCTCACAGCATGACAATATTACTTATTTGGGTGCTCCATATGAAATGACTTGGGCTGATTATAATGATAAAAAAGGTTTTCATATATTTGATACAGCAACACGTTCGCTAGAATTTATACAAAATCCAAATACTATGTTCTTAAAAGTAGAATATGATGAATCTTATTTTGCTGAAAATCCACCTAACTTTGAAGACTATCGAAACAAATATATAAAAGTAATTATAACAAATCGTAAAAATTTATTAAAGTTTGATACATTTATAAAGAATCTACATAATCATAATCCATATGATGTTAAAATACTTGAAACGTTTGTTGACTTTTCATCTGCTAACGTATCTGATGAAATTAACGTAGAAGATACTATTAGCATATTAAATGGTTATGTTGATACAATCACAACTAGTATTGAAAAAAATAAACTTAAATTATATTTAAACTCGTTGCATGCTGAAGCGATCGCAAGCGAGACTATTGCTAAAGAATGATAATATTTCATAAATTGAAATGGCGTAATTTTCTCTCAACAGGTAATGTTTGGTGTGAAATACAATTAAATAAAACACGAAGTACAATCGTGGTAGGAAAAAATGGTGATGGTAAATCTACCATGCTTGATGCTCTTACCTTTGTTTTATTCGGCGAACCATTCAGACAAGTAAAGAAAAATCAATTAATTAACTCAATTAATGGTAAAAATGCTGAAGTAGAAATTGAATTTTCCTCTGGCACAAATATCTACAAAATAAGAAGAGGAATTAAACCTAATATATTTGAATACTACGAAAATGGAGTATTACAAAATCAATCAGCAGCAATTAGTGATTGTCAAAAGAAAATAGAAGAACAAATACTTAAAATTAATTATAGAACATTCTGTCAAGTTTGTATTTTAGGATCTGCTTCTTATATTCCTTTTA